TGTGAGAAAGCCATTAGTGAGCCCTCCGTTCCGCGAGCGCGTCTTGATAGAGCAACTTGTTCGCCGGGTCGAGAGATACTTCTTTCATCGCCTTGGCAAATGAAATGCTCTTGTCGTTGGCCTTCGCTTTGGCGAGCGCTTCGAGTTTGCCTTGCGCGGTGTTTGCGCCGGCCGACCCACTGGCTCCAACCGGTTCAAACTGATTGGCCATGGCCGCGTTGCCGGCTTCCATCAGCTTCACCACGCGGTCGTACTCTTCCTGAGGAAGGTTTTCGCTGAGGCTCTTGAGCAGCGCGCCCTTCTCGCTGTCGGTACCGCTGAGGTTGCCGAGACGAGTCTTGGCGACCGCCGTGAACTCACCGAGCAGACGAAGGTCTTTCTCGGCCTTGGCCGCCTTGGCAAACTCGTCGGCGCGCGCTTTCTCTGCGTCCTGCGCGGCCTTGAGAATTTTGTTTTCGTTTTCCATGGCGTCGAGTCGCTTCTGCAACTCCACCACGGTTCCACCCAATTCCTTGACCTTTACAAGCTCGGAACTGAGTTCGACAGTTTGATTCTCTGCTGCCATGTCATTGGCTCCTTTCATCGCACTCGCCGAAGCATCATCCACACTGCTTCCGAGCTTTTCTGGCGCGTCTTCGTAAAGCATCTTCACTCCGACGCGATCACCCAACTGAATTTCGATTTCACCCTCGGATTGCGACGCCGTGTAATCGGCCCGCCACGTTTCCCCACCCTGCGAAAATACGACGGTCGACTCGAACACGTCGCGCACATAAAGCCAGTAATCTTCCTCACCCGCATTGCCGCCAAACTTCTCACGCAGCGCAGATCCAATCGCCTCGATCATTGCGTTAAGCGAGATCTCCGCACCATACGTGACGCCCTCCGCCTTGCCAACCTTCGACGCTTTCCGCTTCGCCAAAACGATCGACGCATGAGGGTTTGCTCCAGCATCCACGAGACTGATTTCGTCAAGTTCGAGATTCGTTAGTCGCGCTGTTTTTGCCATAGGTGCTTTCAAACGGATAATAACACGAACAAGCGTTTATGTTTCAACGTCCTCGCGAATGGCACGCCCGCCGATGCTGAAATCCTTGTACGTTCCGTCTTTGAATTTCTGCCACGTGTCGGCGTCGTCGATCTGAAAACCCACCCACAGGCCGACTTTTTTGAGATCAATTCCGAGTGCTTTCTGTTTCTCTTTCGTGAACATCATGCACTCGATCAGGCGGCCGACTTGCTTGGTGCCGTGCATCTCGCCGCCGGCCCGTGAGTTGAGCACGAACGAGTATGCAGCCTTCTCCAGATCGTCGGCGTCGATCATGTCGCCATGCGAATCAACAACGGCCTCGCCGTCGATCTCGGCGACTGAAGCCCATCCGAACACTTGACGCTTCTCGATGTCGACTTTGGTTACCGGCACTGCCCATCGCTTTGTGATTTGATTTGCCGATGGCTCGATCTCTTCGTACTTTTCAACCGTATCCATCGGAGTTCCCGTGAGCAGATAATCGAAGTGCTTGCCGTTCACCGCAAGTGTAATTCTGTCAATCGTCACGTCCATCGGATCCGGCTTCATGTCGTGTTCAGAGTTCGGATCGACGTACTGAAGCGTCATGTGGGGAACGTATCCGTGATTGCGCTTGACCGGAGCCCCGACCATATCCGCGCAATCGACAATGCATTGCCTCAACTCTTCTAGCATCGGAATGTTTGCCAATCGAACGAGCACGTCTTGGTTATCGCTCGATGGGGTTGCGGCAAACCGAGCGATGCCGTCAAGTCGGCCCGGTAGCGGATGATGTTTCGTTGCCAGCGTTTCGAGAACTACCTTGAGCGCAGCGAGGGATTCCTTGCTCACCGTGTCCGTTTTTCCGATGTATCCCATCGTGATATGCGGATCGGGTTCGCTCGATCCAGACGCTTCTTTCATCGAATCTGGAAGAAAGTATCCGATCATGACGCCGGTTCCCTGCTTTGCTATTTCCATGAGCCTATCGTATCCCAAGCGAGCAGCGGCACATCGGATGAGCTGGCGGATGCATAATCGGACCGTAGGGCGTCTGGAACATTCCTCCGATTGCCACGCCGTCCGGATTCATGCTCGGGATGCTCTGGCAGTTTGGACACAGCCGCTCGTCGCTCGCCACCAGCCACCGCTCGCGCATCGTGCCGGTGAGCCCTTGCTCTTGCGCTTGCAGCCATGCTTCGACCTGGCCTGCGTTCGCCGCGCGAATCGTCTCCGTGCGAGCAATCATCTCGGCCCGGTGCTTCAGTTGCCGCTCCGCGTATCGCGCAACCATCTTGTCGATCTGTGCCCGGCTTAGCGCCTCTTTGTTGCGCAGCGCTCGCAGCGTCGACGCGTCGTATCGCTTGTCGCGAAGCACATTGTTCAGCGTCTGTCGATACTGCCCGGCTTCGAGTGCCGCACGATAACGGGAGACGGCCGACACCTGATTCGTAGTGAGCCCGATGAGTGGGCGAATGAGCCGCGCTTGCTCGCGTGGTGCCATGCCCGACCGCACGGCGTTGTAGAGAATCGCTTGAATCGCCATGCGTGTGTCGGCCGAGATGAGCGTGATCAAACTCAGCGTGTACCGGTTGATGAAGTCGAGCACCCGCGGGTTGATGAGATCAAAGGTCATCGTGCTCGCGATGTCTTTGCGCACCGCTTTTCCGCGCAGTGATTCGACGCCAGCGAGTGATCCACGGTTGGCCAGGCGAGTGAATAGTTCCTTGTATGAGTTCTGCTCCGGCTTCAGCCCGGCGCCGCCAGCCGCGGCGAGGAGATGCGCTTGCACTGTGACCTGATTCTGGAGTTCGGCGGTCGAGAGATCGCGCAACGAGAGCAGCATGCGATAACTCGATAGCCTGAGGCTTGCGACACCGGCATCTGCGATCAAGCGAATTTCAGGGTGTTCGCGCTTCTCGATTTCTTGCGCGGAGTTTGCAAGGAATATGCCGGTTGTAATCTTTGCATTCTTGATTCCGCCAGTATATTGAATGGCCACGAATCACACCACCTCTGGTGGATTGGGATCAGCCGCGCCCATCGCTTGCTCGGCGCGCTCGTCTTCGGTCGGCAACGGCAGATTTGCCGATGTGAGCAGCCGGTCTTCGAGTGCTCGGTTTGGCCACAGCGGCATGCCTGTTGCGTTGATGCGCTCCATGTATCCGCCAAGTGCGTTGAGGTCTGGCGTCTCAATGTCGCCGTATGAAATGCGCGGCAGGTTTTCTGTCGAGCGCCCATTGAGACGCAGTAAGCGCGGGATCGCGTAATCGTTGATCGGCTCGGCAATCGCGTCGAGAATTGCTTTGAGTGAAAGCGCGAACATGTCCGTCTTGTCGCTCGACAGCGCAAGTGAACCGACCTTCTCGTGGCCGAGTTGCAGGAAGTCCGCACAGAGACACGTGGCGATCTTCGCGCTGTACTGTTGGATCGCCGCGTTGACGTCGAAGGTCTTCTGGCCGGGCGACGACATCAACTCGAATATCACGAGTTCATTGCCGTTCTCGTCGCGCACCAGCGGGAGAATCAAGCTGCCCTGCTCGTCGTTTTTGATCGAGCGCATGATCCGCTCCATGCTATCGCGCAGCGTGGATCCGTCCTGCATCAAAGTGGCGGCCGTCGCGCCATCCATGCGGCACACCGGCAGCCCGGTTAGATCGCGCTCGATGCCGATGGCGCGGAAGTTCTCGATGTTGCGCTTGTAGTACCAAGCGGTGTACGCAGAGCGCAGCAACGATCGGCCCTCGGGTGAGCTCTTGTAGCTCGTCGGACGGAACAGCAACGACCGGCTAAGCGGGATCTCGCGGACCGCGTAATCAGGTGGGCACTGTTGCGCCATCGCAATCAGGTTTCCGGCCGGATCCCACACCCACTCATTCAGTGAATCCTGAGACCGGATATCCCACCGCGCCCATCCAATCTTCCCGTCGCTGAACTTGCTCGACCGCGATTCGTCGGCGTTGTCGCCCGCCCTCCGCTTGTAGATAATCTCGTGCCAACTCCAGCCGTAAACGATCATGGAAAGCACTTCGGCAATGAAGTTTGACCAACCTGGCCGCATGTCTTCGAGACACGAATTGAGGAACGCAACGTCCTCTTCGTTCTCGCCTTGCACGTCCCACTTCACGCCGCGGAGAACTACCGAAACGATGTAGACGACCGCCCCGATCGTGTCGTCGTTGTCCCACATTTCCTTGTATTTTTTGACGCCGCGCAACCCGCGCAACTCGGGTAGGAACTCCTCCCAAATCATGCCACGGTTGCCCCACCGCTTGAGGCCGCTCACTCCAATCGGGTCGGTGATCGCTTTGGCTTTGTCGATCGGGATTGCGCGAGATTTGGTGGAGCGTGCCATCACCCACTCATCCTACCCCAGTTCGACGGCTTCGCATCGCCTCCGATTGCGAGCATGAGTACTTTCGGCTTGTTCATGCGGATCAAAGCTTGCGTCATTGCATCCACTTGGTCATCGTGCGCGCCATTTGGAAACGAGGCGCATTCTTCGATCAGATCGAGCACCCATGGATGCGTTTGTGGATCCGGAAGGTAGACGTTTCCGGACTCGACTTGCGGCGTGATCGCGTTGGCTCTGGCTTCTTTCCCGCCCTCTGGATTCACAGCGATCAGTCCGGTTATTTTTGACTTGAGCAACTGAATTACAGCCGGCCCGTTGGCCTTGTCTTCGATCAGTTTCGCTTGAGCGTTTGGCCAACGCTCACTGATTCGAACGACCGCTTGCAGTGTTGCTGGAAGATCCATTCTTCCGCGGGATTGGTCGAGCAGATACTTGTCGGCGCCAACCCGGCCCCATACTTGGCCGACAACAAAATCGCTCGTCTGCGTTTCCTTGAACGCGCAATCCCACGATTGAACTATCTCGTCAAACTTCGCTGGAAGTTCTTTGTAAAACCTCCACCATTGCCGCTTGAACAATCCGCCTTCTGCTGGAGCCGGACGTTGCTGCAGTTGCCCGGCCGCGGCGTAACTTCCAAGTCGCAATTTCAGTTCGGTTATTTCAGCCTGTCCGAACCGCTCCGGGTTTAAGAGTTCCCCTGGTTCGATGCGAGGATCAACCCACCCGATCGCGGTTTTCGGCCCGCGCTTCTCAAATTCGGCCGGCAAGCACAGATGTTCGTACCCTCCTTGGCTGAGCACATGACCGCTCAAGTCTTTTTCGTGGCAGCGCTGCGCAACAATAACCTTCGCGCCGGTCTTCGGATCGTTGAGGCGCGTTGACATCACGGTGTCCCACCAGTCGAGAGTCGCCTTTCGGAC